CATCAACAATTTCTTCAGGATCTCTAGCATAGACTGCATTCCAAGTTTCACGCAATTCTTCTTCTAAGAAATTCATACGAAACTCAAGGAACGTGTTTATGTTTTCATAACCTTCTTCATTGTCAGATTGCAATTGCGATTGCATCCATTTATGTACACCAAACTTAGCGTGCATATCATTGATGTCTTTTACCCAATCTTTACTCATTTCATATCCTTTTTAATTATACTGTTATTATAACATAGTTTAATAGATTTGTACACTATTATTATCCAAAAAATTCATCAAGCGTAGAGACAGGTTCTGGTTCCCAACCAATCGCATCAAGTATGAGTTTCAAAGGATCGACAAATGTCTTATTAAATTGCAATTCATAATCAACATATTTATGTAATTGAAATTCTTTTGGTAAGACATCTGGAAAAGCTACAACATTAGAGCGTAGCGAATTTGGAAGCTTAAGATAAATGAACTTAATTCGATCACCACCACGAATAGCTTCATATTGACCATTAAGTTGGCTATTTGCTTTTAGTTGTTTATTGTAAAGAAGAGATCCACGAACATGAATTGGTGTACCTTTTTTGTAAATAGTTTTACGATCATGCCAATCACTAATATTAGAAACACCACGAGGAAATGCTACAGCTTCGGGTGGAAGTTGAGAAAATTCAGTCTTAAAATTTTGAATAAATCTTTGTGTTTCTGATTCACTACCCGAAATAATGACATTAAAAACATCTTTAAATTTATCTCTACACACTTCAGGAGTTGATGACTTAATAGCTTCAATACCCATGATTTTGAGTTTTGGCTGAGAGTATTGCACACCTTCATTATTGTGAACATTTAGAATATATCGTTTCTTAGCAGTCCACACTCCACGATCAGCGATTGCTTCACGAGCCATGACCATACGATTCTTATGAGCATTCATATTCTCAAAAAGCTGAGCATATGATTTTGCTAAAGCTGGTTCGAAATGTTCTTTACAGATCTTGTCAAGAAACTCAACCGGATTCTTTGGCTTTAATTGTTCAATAAGTGGACCAAAGTTAACATACAATGAATCCGTATCGATTGCTATGACATAGTCTTTATCAGTTTTCATCACACCATTCATCGTATCATTCATAGACTTTTCAGCCCATTGAATTGCTAGCTGACCAGAAAGAGTCACACCTTCGGCTAATCTTATATCGAAATATTTAAAGTACTGATTGCCAAGCGCACCATAAAGAGAATTCATAAGAATTTTAATAGCCATTTGCTGATTAGTAAAGGTACTAATCTCACGTTCAAGTTCGACTGTTTTGGTCTTTTGATATTGTTGTTCAGAAGCCAACTGCATTTTCTTAATAGCTGAGCGTTCGTCATAATAATCTTCAATGATATTTGGAATCACACCATCTTTATCTTTACGATAAGTAGATCCATTAGCTGCAGTCGAATAATTAGATTGACTTTTATTACCTTGTAGATAATAATCTACACCACCAATAGTATGTTCATTAGTTAAAGTTTCTGGTGACATATTGTATTGTACAATAAGATTAGGATAAAGTGAATTTAAATCAAAGCTTACAACCCAGTCACGCATTCCAACTTGAGGATCTTTAACATAACCACCAGCAAATGTAGTTTTACTAGCATGGTGTGTTTTTACTGTTGGAACTACCTTTTTAAGATTTAGTTTACGATAGATGATCGATTCCCAAATAGCAGTAACGCCAAATGTGTCTTGATAGTTAACACCACCCTTATATGCTACAGTCATGACAAGAGTAATGAGTCCCATCTTTTCTTCGAGTCGTTCAATGAGTTGAACATCTTTAATATTATAGTCAATGTATTTTTGAAAATCTTCGTTATAAAGATTTTTAAGTGAACCGAATTCTTCGTAAGACAGTTTCTTTTCACCAAGAACTACGTTTGCAATATGATTAAGTTTATATGATTCTTGAGCACCATACGTGTATCCAAACTTTTTAAATAGTTCTAGATAATCTAGAGTTTGAATACCTTTAAGATCATACGTATCATCTTCTCTACCACGATTATTAACTTTACGATAATCTACCATTCCCCAAGGAGAGAACTTTTTAACTTGGTCTACACCAAGAACTTTGGATACACGATTTACGAGATAAGGAATATCAAAGAAACGTACATTCCAACCCGTGATGACGTCAGGAGAAGCACTAGACCAATAGTCTAGAAACTTAAGTAGAAGATCCCATTCATCTTCACACTTGATATATTGTACGGGTTTGATAAGAGCATTCTTAGAATCATAATCTTTGCAGCCCCAAACACGATACACATTATCTTTGCTAGACTTTACAGTAATAGCAAGGACAGCGTGTTCAGCTTTATCTGGAGTTGGAAAGCTATCACCATAATCAGTTTCAATATCAAGAGAAGCAATATCAATCGCTGAACGATCGAATTCTACGTCACCAGGATATTTAGATGTGATGTATTGATGAATGTAGTTAGTACTACCATAGATGTTAAACCCTTCAACATCTTTATATTTTTCGAGCCAACCCTTAGCTTCTCTCATATCAGGAAAAGAAACAGCACCAATAGGACAACCATCAAGTCCATGCCATACTGTTTCTTTATCTTGAGAAGGAACAAAGAAAGTAGGTGAAAACACTTCTTTGCGAGTTACTCGTTTACCGCTATTATTATAGCCGCGGTATAGCATTGAGTTTCCGTATCGAACTACAGACGTATAAAAAGACATATTACCTCCAACAACATAATATAATTATACCATAGTTTGCTGAAAATGTAAACCTTTTTATACTGGAATTCCTGCAATTTCTAGAAGGCGCATGCGCTCAACAAGACGTTCTGCTCTATTAGGTACTTGTCTATACCAACGAGAATCTACCATTTGATCAGCTGCTTCTGTCCAATCACCGGCATCTACTCCACGTTTCATTCCAACGAATTTAGAAAGTCTTGGACGTCCCATGTTAAAGAGCATATTAGCAATAATTAATTGAGCTTCTTCTGGCAGATCGTCGAAATCTTCGTAGAGGATTCGACATTCTCCAAGCACCACTTCAACGTCTTTATCGAAGCATTCGTTGACTCGCTCTTCTGAGACAGGAGTTCCAACTGGTTGTCCAGATTCTGGATCTGAATCGATAACCAAGTGGCCGATACCAAAAGTAGGAAGCCCAAGATGATCAAGATAAATTTCATATTTCACTCCTTCATCAATCTTAAGTTCTTCGCGCAATTTATCAATATTCATTCTGTTTCTCCATTATGATTTAAAAAGGAGCAAGTTACCCTGCTCCTTTTATTTATTTTAGAAAATCATTTTCTTCTTGAGTATAAGGCCACATTAGAATTTAAACTTTCCATGTGTAAGTTCACGCTGGCGTCTTTCAAGATCTACTAAGTCAGTCGAGTTAGAAAGATATCTTTCAATCTGCTTTTGTTGATAAGACAAGTTTGATTTACTAAAGAGTGACTTTAACCAATTAAACATTGCTCTTATATTCCTCATTAATTCTAGAAATAGTTCTATCATTTAATTGAGCTAAAAGAGAATGATAAGTATGTTCAGATGTTTTGTATTCACCATGCTGAACCATGCATCGAGCGATTTCTTGATTTGCTTGAATTTGTCTAGCAATCATGATATTAATAGTAACTCGTTCGATAATTTTCTTAAAGAATTTACTAAGCCTGTCTAGACTTAGTCCTTGTAGTGCTAAGGTTGTCATTGTTTTCTACCCCGTTTGTGATTAAAATTTTACGGGGACGCTTCTCTTCTGGGAGGACGACTTCAAGATTGACAGTCAAAATTCCATCCACAAGATCTGCTCCAGTTACTTCGGTATATTCCGACAGCCTAAATGACTTAGTCCAATTTCGAGCACTAATGCCTTTATGAACATATAAATTTTGTTCTCGTCTCTGTGGACGATCACCTTTGACAGTAAGGACATGATCCTTTACTTCAATATCAATATGTTCTCTATTAAATCCAGCCACTGCAAGTTCAATCTCGTATCTAAACGGATCGTATTTAACTACGTTGTGTGGAGGATAGGTATCCTTCGCATGGCTATGAATATTTTCTAGCTGGTCGAAGATGTGATCAAAACCGAGGAAAGCGTTCCTTGGTATTAAAGTTGCTTTAGTCATATGTGACCTCCTGTTAAGCAAGGTGTGTTGTATGTGGACCCGATAATCGGCATCCTATAGTATATATAATATCTTTTTTTCAAATGTAAATAGGTGAGCACTAAATTATTCGTGCTCACCGCCATTTGCTCTACCAAGACCACCAAAGTATTGAGGCCTATGACGTGCAGTTTCAAAGGTGCCTACAGTAATAGCAATTGCTGCCAATAATACGATATGAGCAATTGCACTAATACCAAAAGCTATCCAACTCCCTACTATCATTGCAAATGTAATGCACCACATCCAAGCTAAAACTTGTAATACCATATGTCTTGTATTTAAATCTGGAATATGTTTTAAAGGATTGATATTGACATCCATCACATAATTCCAGCAATTAGTTACAAATTCGTTCATAATAAAAGTCCTTATATTAAGATTTATTTCCAATATTATATTTTGGACAAAGTTCCCA